ATTCGAGTTCCAGTTTCAAAGATGAGTAACGAACAGCTTTGGAATGCGGTTTCGGGTGCCAATCAAATCCTTGTGGTAGGGGACGAGATTGACGCTGACAAAACAGAGAAGTGGGAGGATGTTGTATGCAGGCGCTACATTGATAGTTTCTCTTCATTCGACAAAATCTTTAGTATCATACAGAGTTTAGATCCATCTCGCGTTTACGATTTGATCTTCTCTGATGTACCACCTCGTAAGTTCGGGGTTACTTTCCAAACGTTGAGTGAAGTGGACCCGGACTTCATCTCACCGTGGCTATTGTATAAAAACAAGATAGCCGAAGGACCATTCGCGGGTAAGACTCTCGATACGTTAAGACTTAGGTCACGCATTTCGTCAGAAACTCAAATCAATGGGAGACTGAAATTCAAGAACACGTTATTATCTTTCGCGTTTGCGTTAGGACGTGATGCTTGGATGAGTAATCCAGCGATACAGATGATGCGGCATTATATTGAAGTAATTTCTTCCAATGCCGTTCAGCTTGACGAACGCAGCAAAGGGAAGTTCGACCCATTCACTGAGGGTATAAAAGGTGACATCACCTTGCTCAAAACGAGTGATTCGATGGTAAGTACCAGAATGCTAGTGCTCTTGAATGCTGCAAACCAAATTAGGATGTTTCCTGATATTACAGATGTGATCTTAAACGTGGCCGAATTCATCTTCAAGGATCCGTATCGTAATACTCTGAAGTTAAAAGACATGACTTCTGTCTCAAAGATGACGCTGTTGAATCTTTCAACCAAGGGGACGGCTCTCAGACATATGGTTCAAGGGACGTATTATGCGATGGCATTTGACATCAATACGTTGGATTTTCCAAATGATGAGATTGCATACGAAGCGATAAAACCGGAGTTCGAGGAGGAATTGACGGCCATGCGTGATAATGGGTTGGATGCGTTAGCTGACGGATTCATTTACATGTTAACGGCGCCTGCAGACAAAAAGCACTATCGGTTGTGTTCGTATTACATATTCCCTGAAACGCTTGCCGGATACCTTGATGCTAGCAAGAAATTTGCTTTCAAGGGTCAAGTTGGAGAAATAGATAAAACGAAGCGCTTAGAGACAGTAAATGTCACATTCACTGGATGGCTGCATCGCGATTATTCGGAAATGTTTACGTGGGCCAACGAGAAAGGGTTCTTGCTCAATGACTGGCGTAGTTACATGAACTTATTACGCGTATCGCAAACTACTAGGTCTGCTGGCCTCGCTCCGATAACATTGAACGTACCGGTTGGTAATAAAGTTGAGACAATTTCACTCAATGATAAAAGTTCATACTTTAATATGTCAGCAATGCACCAGGTTAATCAGATGATCACCCAAGCGTTAATGACTTCGGAAATACCTTCAACGGTAGGAATGCGAAAAACGGTCGCTCGTCTCGTCAGAGCCATTTTTTCAGTACCAGAACCGCTCTATAATGCCGAGAAGTGGTACGCGCACGGACTATATGCGTGGATGCGCCAGTTTCGATTCTTTACAGTTGGTCATCAAACGGGGCACATATTGACTGACCATTTCCAGCTCTTCCAAGCAAGTGGATCAGCCAATCGCCTGATAATGTTAGCTGATTTTAGTCAATTTGATTCTTATCAAAAATATCACAACGTGAGAAGGCAGTGCCTTAAAGCTTTCGCCGAGTATATGATATCAATTGGTTGCACCGACAAAATCGTTGAAGAGATCTCAGGTTCCGACATTAAGTTAAAGCTTATGCTGTATGAAAAGCAAACTTATTTAGGCGTGTACGTGAATAGCGAAGGGAAGCGAGTGTATGAGAAGGGTAAGAGCGCGGAGAGCGTACCTTGTCATTTTGGTTCGTGGCACTCGATCGCTGAAATGCTGTGCACTGTATGGTTTAAATACGTCAATGCTTATTTTACATTCAATTATCAAAATGAAGTAATTCGGCTTGAGGCTCTTGATCAACGACATTCTGGTGAAAATCCAACACTCGCTGATAACTCAGTCGTGTCGCATGCCTATCAGGAAGCGTATGTTGAAAGAGTAGAAGCGGAGTTGCCGGATCTTGGGTTGAGACGTGAAGCATATGAATTCATGGGTGATGATCAGTATGCCGTTTTTGCTATGGCGAGGAAGCCAACGCCAATGGAGATTAGGCGATTGAAAGAATTAGCGTCACTTGTCGCTGAGGATTGTCAGATGAAAATCAAAGCAGCTAAGACGCGTATCACATTCACATCAGCGGAGTATCTTAAGATTCAGAGCAAATATGGGGTACATATACCGCAAATTACATCAATGATGTTATTCTGTAAGGAAGATTCAGGTATAGCATCATTACCACTACAAAGGGTCGGAGAGATACGGCAGTTTTGTCAGAATCTAATCCAGAGAGGCGACGATCCCATTTTTCTTGAGAGATATACTAAACATGCCTGGAACATAATAAGAAGTATCATCAACTATAACACTAAGGAGAAGATAATGATGCCCTTTTGCGCTATAAATGTTCCTATTGCCATGAAAGGTGCGGGTATGTGCGTCTGGAATTTCATAGGTGCTAATAATGACGTGATGGCGCTATTCTATCCCGACTTTATGCTGAAACAGTTAGATGTGGCGGCCAAGTACATAAGTGCACTGTCCGCAGCTATAGATAAAAGGGCGGTGGCTAAGCGTATATCTGAATTGCGATTTGATGAGACGGTGGAAAAGAAGAATCCGAAAACGGGGGTTGCGAAGATGGTGCCAGCCATCAAAATTGGGAACAAACGTGGTGTGCCAGGCATGACAGATGCGGAGGGTCGGCTGTTGCCGTTACCAGTAGCGGAATTGAAGAAAACATTCCATTGGGTTAGAGCGAGCACTTTGAATGAGAAGATGAGTAATGCGAGATCACTGTTTGACGAAGGGCGTATTTTTACGGAACTGTGTATACCTGGATCGGCTTATCGTGAAGCGATAAGAGCTAAGAGTCTGCTTGATGAAGCGGGTATCGATATCGGAGATATGTGGTTGCTTGACATGCCCAAACGTTACGCGGTGAATGCAGTTAAGGACAATCCAAAAATGTTACAACTTGAATTGAATATGCGAGCGAGATTCAATCTCGCAGATGGCGCTGATAACATGGTCAGTTCTAAATTTCAAGGCATATGGCCAGGTCTTGAGCTAAGGCTGGGCGAAGAGTTAGGAGTGCGCTCGCCAGGTGTGGCGGACTTTATCCAAGCTCATCATCCATTGGTTGAGGTTAGGTCTTTGGACATCGGAATGAGTGCGCAGAACACCAGGCGCGAGTATGGTAAGGAAATGATTATTTCCGGCTTGCGAGGTAGAGGCTTACCAAACGATATCCAGGCTGATGCTATCCTAAGATTGTTTAGACATCCGGCTATTATGGAGACCAATGACATAGCTCTTAGGGTTGCAATATTAGTCGCAATGGGTGTGGAGCCGCAGGTAGCCCAGGAGAAGGTATTATCAATCAACGCAGCGCTGAATAATGGTGAATTTGATGTCGATCTGATGTTAATGTCATTCAATGGACCGGTTGAACGTTATTTTGATAGTTCACAGTCCTCAATCTGTCGAATCGTTGGAGTTGAAGTCATAGAGAGTAGTAGGCATTTGATGATTTATGAACTGTTAGCATCATATGCAATTTTTAGTCCTTTACAGTTCAAATTAAGGAAAGTAGTCCGGATTGCTGGAGACAGCGTAGAAGTTGTCTCAGCTATAGCTCGAAAGGTGGATGAGTTCCACTTGAGTTTAATACGAGAAGGTCTTTTGTTATTCTAAAGATCGAATTGGATTAACTTCAAACATCACCACTTCCATGTTCTGCC